TTCAGTATCTGTATTCCACGAGTACCCACGAGTCTGTACTTCGCGAGAAATATCGAATAGGATATTACTCGCGATAGAGACTTCAGAGATAGTGGAGATGTCGAGACTATTAACAGGTTGTTCGCCAATAGTCCCGAGCATCACATTAACTGCTTCCAGTTCAGTTGTTACATGATAAACTGACAGTGACGCGGGAGCCGCAGCACCAGAGCCAGTTACGACTATATCAGCCACGATTCCTCCTTACGTCACGACAAGCGTGTCAGGATTGGTGAAGTTGTATCCGTCCTTCTGCTGCCAGACATAGTATGTCCCGGCATCAAGGAAGAACGTAGCGATACCACTTGAATTAGTTTGCAACGTCCCTGCAACAACTGTGGTACCAGCCTCGTCGGAGGTGATCCATACATCGCAATCCTGCAGGGGTACACTATCGATGGTGACTGTTACGTTGCACGTCACAGCCCCAAGCCCAGCTACAGAAGTAGCCAGCCCAGCCGCAGCAGCCATCAACTTAACAGCAGCGGAATTACCAACAGCGTGGCCAGAAGAAATTACTTCGTCCCACACTGCGTCAGCCACGGAAGCGGCCGAAGGAGCAGCACCGGGGATAGAAAGCCCAGCGATTGCCGCAGGGATCTCCGTACCTGTGTCCTCAAGTATATCCGTGGTGTCTGCTTGGACGGCGGAGACTGCTGCAGGAATGTTCGTACCGGTGTCCACCAGAATAGCGTCAACAATCCCGTCGATGACGTTGATCTTTCCGTCGAGGGTATTGCTTGTGTCTACAAGGATAGCAGAGATTTCTGCAGCCATGTCTCCTAACTTTTTACCAGCTGAACCAACCCCATATGCCCCGGGGATGATGGCGGTCATAGGATCACCCGCAACTCCAGCGGCAGACAAAGCCTCACCAGCAGACCCTGCGACTACATGCTCAGACATCGCTTCATCCCAAACAGCATCAGCCACAGCCGCAGCATCAATAGCCCCAGCTGCAGCAGCTATGTCAAGGATAACATCTAAGCGACCATCGGCTGTCCAGTCGGTCTGCAGTTCGTCAGTATCGGCCAGAATATCAGTGACATTCTCTTGGAGCGCAGTGATAGCCGCATCAAGGGTGGTACTCGTATCTTCAAGAATATCATCGGCCTTTCCATCGAGCACGTTCATCTTACCGTCGAGAGTAGTACCGGTGTCAAGCAGAATAGCATCGAGGACGAGATCCACACGACCCCCGTCAACGAGGTCCGTTTGGAGTTCGTCGGTGTCTGCGAGAATCAGATCAACCTTTGCATCTATCGCGGTGATGTCGATAGCCGCAGTGTCCACAAGAATATCATCCACCACCACCTTAATCGCATCAACGCTCGCTTGGGTGGCCCCAGCCGCAGGGAGATCCGCGACCACGGTGTAGTCAGCCGCTACAAGCGACCGCGCTTCAAACTCAGCGACAGTCGGGATGCCCGCAATCGCCGCGTCGAGGGTGGTGCCGGTGTCCACGAGGATGCTGTCTACTACGCCATCCACAGCGGCGAGATCCGCAGCCAGCGTGTTTGTCCACGCCGCTCCCGGTACACCAATTACTTGAATGTCCGCGGTAGAGCTCACGGGGTCGATCACAACCAGATCCCCGTTGCACTCCGCAGCTGTGATGTCGAAGATGTAGTATCCGTGTCCCAGCTCGGCTGGGTTCGTGTCATCAACCGCGTTCGCTCCGCCCCCATCGATGTAAACGCTCGCAGTGATCTGAGCGGCATCGCCCGTCTTCGCCGCGTTCGTTGTGCGGTTGAAGGCAAAGACGATCCACTTTGTTGCGGTATTCTTTTTCAACTATCTGCCTCCTCCCGCCAATAGCATGACGAAGAAATGAGAGTTCATTACTGTGCCATCACCAACCACGGCTTCCTGAGATCCCCATGATCCCCAAGCGGGTTCAGTCGCCCGCCAGTTGCGGACGAGCACATTGTCGATATAGGTATCGTTTCCAACGGCATCCCCCGTGGAGAGCGCGATAAGTCCGTTCTTCGCCCCTGTTGCATACATAACTGCGCCGGTTTTGATGGGTGTGTCGTTTTGGTGCATATCATAAGTACCACCAGCGAAGTTAAAGTTGTTCATCTCAAACAATTCCCACGAATCGGGGGTGTTGTTGGCTCCGGTATCTCGTGTAGCGGTGTCGTAGTAATTCCAGTTTTCAGAAGCGTCAATATATGAGTAAGCAGATTTCGCCGCATCGCCGTGGTTGATATGACAGGAGGCAGCATTCTCCTTCCAGATCCGCATACGCACGGCTTTATCTGCTGAGGGAACTGAGGGGATTGTACAGCCGGGCTGTGCCCCCCCACCAACTAACTTGAGTGCCCGAGTTCCTTTATAAGCATGGTCGGTGGATATAACCACGCTGCCCGTTGTAACCGTCCACGCCCCTCCGACTGCATCCCCATTATTCCCTCGCTCAAAGTCATCAAATAGGGGAAAGGTGCCCGCTCCACTGGATACCGCCGCCGCACCTGAGTTCCCGTAGTACATGTAGAAGGTGGTCGCACCTGTACCAATGGAATCAAACTCGATCCAAACGGTCGCGAGTTGGTTTGGCGTTGCGCCAGAGACACTCTCGATCCAGTAGTCCAGCAGGGTAGTGCCGTCTGCTTTCGTGAAGCGCAGGTCGGAGAAGTCTGTCTTGCATAGACCCCCGCAGTCCACGTTCTCACCAGCAGCTCCAGAGCTTTCGCCAACCAGAAGCTTCATCTGGTAGTTGGTGACAGCACCTGACGCTCTACTCAGCGTTACGCTTTTGCGGTACAACCAGTCTGTAGGAAACGCCATGTGTGCCTCCTTTTAGGTTTTTGCATGGAGGTCGAGACCCCCTGCCGAGCAAAAAAAGGGGGTACCCCTGTGAAGGAGTACCCCCTAGTTTAGTTGTTGTTACTTACGAAGCGTCGTTCGCGAAGTAAGCCGCACCGTCAGCACGAAGGATGCCGTGCCCCATCGCATACTTCGCGACGAGCAGAGTACCCTGCCGACGAATGTCCCACGCAGACTCCGTGGAGATGTCCATCAACTTCACGGTACCAACCGCGTCCTTAGTAAACATGACAGCCTGAACGTCCGTGTCACCAGACGAACCACGAGTCGTGGCAACAGCCGCATTCGCAGCCCCAGCGGGCGAGATGCCCGTGGTGTCAATCCCAATGATCGAGGACAGACTCGGAGCCTTGAGGATCGTGGCACCCGCAACCTTGGTCACGGTACCATCGGAGTACGCACCCTGCCCACCCCAGTCGGAGTTGATCGCAGCAGTGTTCTGAACGATGGCGTTGTAGTCAGTCGGGGTCAGAGCAACATACCGCTCCCCCGGCACGAACTGGTTGTCCCAGATCGCGGACTGCGTGAAGATCGCCGTAGCAAGAGCCGCAGCCTTAGCCGCAACCGTGCCGGCCGTGTAGGACGCACCCAGATACTGCACCTTCGACGCCGCAGCCAGATCACCCCGGGACGCCAACTTCGCAGCCGCTTTCGCAGCGCGGATCAGCGTGAGGATAACCGACTTATCGAAGTCCTGCGCCAGTTTGCGACCCATCTCGACCGCGTAGGGCGAACGGAAATCGAAGTGGCTCATCATCTCATCGATGTTGTCGATGAAGATGGCCGAGTAGAGCAACCCGTCGATCAGGATCTCGGTCTCGTTGCTGGTGACAGCCTGAGACACGAGTTCGTCACCCGGGACGTGGTAACCAGAGGTCACCCGACCAAGGTTCGGGAAGGTAGCGGACTTCCCATTCTGAATCGTACGAATCTGATGCTTGTCGAGCATGAGGGTAGCCTGCTCAAACGCAGTCAGAACCTCTCCTGCAAATACCTTCTGGAACAGCGCTGTGCGCTGCGCCATACTGGGGGTAGCACCACCAGTACCGTCAACCTCGCCGCCATAAGCGACAATCATTGCACCCATTTCTGTAATTCTCCTTCAGAGTTTAGTGTAAGCGACAATCGCTCACGCGCTCAAGGAGGTGTCCTCTCCATGCGGTACCCCTCAGGGTGCACGGGTCTGGGTTCACTTTTGCTTGTGTGTGGATTGTTAGAACGCGGTAGTCTTAGCGATCTTTCGCTCTACCGCCTGACGATATGCAGGATCTTTCGCATACCGTGGGTCTTTCATATCCGAAGTCATCTGGGCCTTGGACTCGTATCCCGCAGCAGCCGGGGAAGTACCATCACCCACAATAACCTTCGAACCACTGCCTGTCTTGGCAACATACTTGCTCTTGAGGGCTTCGATAGCCATCTTACGGGTCTCCGTGTCGCCTGTCATTGCCGCGTTGTACGCTGCAATCTCTGGTTTGGTCATGTTTTGACCAGCCCACTGGACCATGGATTCGTAAGTGGCCTTGCCCCCAGCAAACTCCTGAACCTCAGCAATCTCGCGCTGGGCGAGAGCCTCCTGTCCACGGAAGTACGTTGTGACTACATCTTTCGTTACACCGATGGCTTCCAAAGCCGTCAGACTTGCCGCAGATAACTCTCCTGTCTCGGTGTACTCCTTCGTGAGTACTTCCATATCCAGTCCTGCCTTTGTGACTAACGCAGCCTCAGGGGATGCATTGGGATCAGGGGGTGGAGTGGTTGTCTCATCGGGTTTGCGCCCGCTGAAGGCCTTCTGGAGTTCTAAGTATCCCTTCTCCAAGTCTTCAGGAGTCTTGTACTTACCGGCGAGAAGCGTTTCCTTTGCAGAGTCTGACGGAAGAACTACCGGTGGCACCTCCGGTGTCGTTGTGGTAACCGGCACAACAGGGGTGGTATCCACATTTGGTTCTGTCATTTGGCACCTATCCTTTTAGATTAAGCGGACGGCATTCCCATGCCCGGGGGCATAGACATGCCGGGGCCGCCTTCAGCATTCGCGTTGTCCACATAGCCCTTGGCGACTTGAGCAGCCGCGCCAGACTTGACGACACTCTCCTGCAGTTTTGCCTGATTTGCAGCATTAGCCGCCGCAGCCTGTTCGGCCTTAACGGTTGCCTCGTCTTTGATCAAGCCCTTGGAATCCACGCCTGTTGCGTTAGCAACGCGGGTGATATAATCAGCCACGTTAAGGTATGGAGCCACGGTCTCAGCACCTAAGGTGTTGAGTTCCTGCATAAAGGTATTCAGTTTCACGAGGTCGTGTGACCGACCCAGTGCTTCCAACCCTGTGGTAATAACCAGTTTGACCTTCCCCTCAGGGAGGATTGGCAGGGCATTCTTCTTCTCCATCTGCAACTTGATGATTTGGATCAACGGCAACTGGAACTCTTTGGATTGCACGGTGTACACACCACCCAATGCATCCTCAAGTTCCTTAGCCATGTACCGAATCTCTTCCGCAGTGACACGCTCTCCTTGTCTCTGGATGGAACTGTTGAGCAAGAAGCATGCAGAGAGGTTTGTCTCGATCTTCCCTGCAGCCTCGAGGGCTACACGAAAGTCGTTGAACTTCTCCATGTGCAGGAAGGAACAGTCAGTTGCGATGCCCTCAATCACGTCGAGGTTTTGTGCATCAGCAACCTTGTCGATCCTTGTGGTACTGTTGGGATTGACCAGTAGGAGGACCTTAGCCGCCGCAGCGGAGCCCTCTACAATAGCCTGTGTGAGGACATCGAGGGACTGTAAGTACCCAATGTATTCCTCGACCAAGCCGCGTCCGTAGTCCTCGCCAGCCAGCGCACTCCACCTCAGCGGAATGAACGGAGACTTATCGAGGGGGTATGTCCCAATTGAATCCTTGATGGTAACGCCCTTTACTTCCTGTACGATCTCCCAAGAATCTCCACCGTCACCACGCGACACCCGTGTATACAGATCGAGTGGCTTGGTATCAGGGTTCTTCTCGTCATCCTTCTGTTCCAGTTTGACTTGTGCTTGCACCGCGTCGGGCAGCGCTTGCCACGACACGGTTTCTTTCGTTACGATCTCGAGAACGTTGCCCATGGGATCGCGCTTCACGCAGTACTGGTCGAGCCGGTACA